TTGGAACCATCGCATAAAGTTTGTGTTGATGTGATCGCGATGCATAGCCGCAGCGGCACAATCCTGCCTCAGGCGCTGATCTGGGAGGGGCAGGAATATAACATTGATAAAGTCACTGATGCACGGCCAATGAGCAGTACTAAAGCCGGTGGCACCGGAATGCGGTATACCTGCAGGATTCGCGGGCGAGAGTCGTATTTATACTACGACGGGAGACTATGGTATATAGAACAGAAATAAAAAAACCGGAGGGCCTAAATACCCTCCGGTTTCGTCTTTGTATATTCGCTATTTATCTTCTTTTCCTAATGTTTCTCCAACGTCATCGACGCCGGATTTAATGGCAGAGATTGCCTTTCTAAACCATGACGGTTGCGTCTTGCCCAGCTTGCCAGCATTTTCAAGGACACTCCCGAGTTCTGTAAGGATGTACCATGCTACAACAAGCGGGCCGAACAGCACGGAATACTCAAACGGTAAATGTATTGCAACTATATTGTTAAGTATCATCCCAAGCACGATGTCCAGGATCCCTGCCGCCAGCACAGCTATGATGATCGACAACTTATGCCAAAGCCCTTCCCGTGCCACTTTGGAGCTCCATTCCCCGTTTTTCTTGGCCGCTGCGGATCCGGTCAAATAGTCCAGCAACATACAAGCTCCTAAGAGGCAGACGAACCAGCCGAACCATCCCCAAAGCGCTGTTAGGGTACCGACGACAAGAGCGATTGCTGCTTTGATTCCGTCGATCTTCTCCACTATCCTTTTCCCTCCTTCTTTTCACCGAGAAGCTGCTTGACAAAACGATAGAGGATGATCGCGGGCCGCAGCTCGAAGCGGCTGATATTTACATCCTCTGCGTCTTTCTCTGCCGGCGTCCCGCCGTCGATCGCGGCGGCTGCCATGAGCGCGCGAGTTTCCGCTTGCCAGTATTCCGGTACGTCATCTATCCGCGCATATGTCGGGTTCCCGAGTGCCGCCTGCAGCGCCGCCAGCTCTTGATCAGTTGCGCTTGAAACCAGCTTGATAAGCCCCTGCATGTCCACGATATCATCATCCTCCTTGTATAACGGCATTTCGGGCGGGAGATTCCCGGCCCGTATCATCGCCGCTGTGTATTTGCCGTGGTCGTCCCACTGGAAATGGGGCTTGTCGACCGACGGCCAGCGGCCGCCCCAGGTGAAGCCCAGGCCCTCGAAAATCTCGCTGGCGGCCGTGAAGAAGTCGGCGGCGTACTCTTTCCCCTTGATGTTCTGGAACAAGTCGAACGCCAGGGCCGCTCGCTTGCCGCCCACCGTTACGCCGTGATATGCCACCAGCGCCGGGGCCTTCCCCGCCTCGTAGAGGAACGTCTGATACTCCTGATCCCGGTATGTACAAGACACGCCGCCCGGATAGCCGCGCTCGGAAAGCATGGCAAGGCCGGTTCGCAGATTCGCCGCCACGTCCGGGCGACAATCGTCAATATTGCGGCTGCTCACCATATCCCTCTCCACCTTTACGTCCTGCATTTTGTCGAGCGTCAGGAACCCCGCGCCGTAAGCCGGGTCAACGCCTGCGTCTCCGAGGTCTTTCGCCGCCGCTCTGCACTCTTTATAAAGCAGCGGCTCCGGTATCCTGTCCTCCATCACAAGCTGAAACTCACAGGCCCGCAGGCCAGCCACGGCAAGCGCGAGCGGCGTCGCCTGGCTTGTCCCGTCGTAAATCGCGTACCCGCCCTTGTAGTGCGCGCCTATGACCTGCGTGCCGATCTGACAAAAGTCCACCTCCGGCGAGCGCGTGGAGAAATACGCGATTTTAAGGAAGTGGTCTACCGCCGCGACGGTGAACGGCGTGTGGTACATGGACGGCAGGCGGTATTCCGATTCCGCGCCCGTGTTGCCGGAACTGGCGAACACGGCGATATTAAGCGCCTCCAGATCGTCGAGCGCCTTTTGGAACCGTGCCACCTCCGCAGCTGTCATGAGCCTTAACGGGATTGACAGGGAGGCGTTGACGAACTGCATGGGCTTTCCGTCCTCGCCCCGCCAAGCTGCGCACCACTCAAAGCCGCGAATGACGTTGAGGACGGTATTGCTGCCTCCGCCATCCAGAACCTTGACGGCAAGAAGGGCTGCCCCGTGCAGCGGCCCGGTGTCGTTCCCCGCGACCAAGCTCCCCACATGCGTCCCGTGGCCGTTGTCGTCGGCCCAGCTCGTCGTATACGGGCAGAACGACACGCCGCCGATGATCTTGCTGCTCCCGTCCGCGCGCGTCAGCTCCGGGTGCTCAGAGATGCCCGTGTCGATGATCGCAACGGTGATCCCCTGCCCGTAGATGCCCTGCTGGTAGTAGCCCTGCCGCCCGGTTAGGTCAAGGTATGCCAGCATTTCATCCGGGATAACTGTATCGATAGCGCGGACGATTTCCGGCTCCAGGAAACAGTGATATCCCATCATTCAGCCCCCAACAGCCCGGTCAGCTCGATGTATTCCTCCTCGGTCAATTTCCCGACCGCGAAGAACACGTCAATTTTCCCAGCCAGCCCATCGGTTGCGCCGATCGCAATCAACCGCTTTAAAACCCTGCACAGCATTTATACCACCCCCAGTTCCAATAGAGTCAATCTATATTCGTGGTCTACGGTCATTGCAAGAAGGTCATCTTCGGCTGACGGTTCGGGCAACGGTTGCGGTTGACTGTCCCATGCTTCCCGTGCCGCAGCGTTGTCTTCCACATTTGTTACGATGCCGTCTTCAATCGTTAACTTTAACCACGGCATAAACAACAGCGCATCAGACTCTAAATTTTTCGGTATTTCTATCCAGCCGTCCGAAATCTCAATCGGAAAGTCCGCAAACTTCGAGGCGTGAGAACCGTTATTGTTTGGCTCTTTTTTTACAATGACCATAATCACCCTCCGTAATACACCGATACATAATTTGTGACTATTCCGCTGGGGTCGCCCTGCAAATCGCTTGCTCTGCTAATCGTCAGTGTTGCACCGGACAAGTTTGCCTGCAATCCGATGTCGAACGTACTTGAACCAAAAAGCAAATACTGCGTGTTCCCATCGAATAAAACAGCGGAACAGTTTATTGCAGAAGCGTTATAATTGCTTTTTACTATGACAAAAATCGGGGCGTGCGGAAGCGTTACAGAAACCGGGGTAGATGTCGTAACCCCCGTAATTGTTCCGGTAGCGACAGATAACGGTCCGACAAAAGATCCTGTCGATAAATCGTATTGCACGCACTTTGCAAATTCGATTGCGTAATCCGCCGGCGGGTCATTTGCAAGAGTGGATACGCCGCTGATCTCCGTCTTAACCGCCGCCAGGTCAACCGTCTTACCGTCCGAAACAATCACGGTAAAAAACAGCATGTCTACCGTGTTGTCGTAATCGAACTGCACATATCCGAAGCTCGTAATGATGTTGATGATATTCGTCCATGCGCTCGGCTTCACTGCCGGTACAGTCGCGCTGCCGCTTAAAATCGTGCCATTAGCCAGCATGGCGGATATCGTAAGTGTCTTCCCCGCAAAGCGCGAATACGCTGGTTCAATCCATTGGAGAAACTGCAGCTCCGGGACGCTTGCGGCCAGCGTGATATATCCGCTGTTCAAAGTCACGCTGCCGGCGCCTAAAATCTTCCACCGGTCAATTGTGTAAATGTTTCCGCCGCCGTAGCTGCTCAAGCCCCGCTGATTCACAGGGTTCCGAAAGTCCCAGTTATGCAGAAGGTTCGGATTTGTGGGGGGCTGGTAATCCGTCCCGGCCGCCGCCGTTGTTACGCCGCCAGCGCCGTCGCCTTTCAGGATCCCGGAGGTCATGATTTTCCCCTGCTTTCCGGCGATGGCATCAGCGTTTGCCTTCAACGTTGCGTCAATAATAGCGTTGTCGCTGACAAAGTCTTCCCGCTTGGGGTATTCGTTGGCCTGCCATTGATTCAGCCCGTAATTTGGCGTTTTATTTGCACTCGGCATATGATCACTCCTTATACGTCTCGAATTCGGCCCAGGTCAGATTAAGCGCGTCCCACTCGGCCCAGGTATGGTTGTAAGATTCGAACATAGCCCATGTCATATATGTGAAAATATAGCCGTAAGTGATGTGCGCGGGCTTTATCTCCTCGATGGCTGCGGTCAGGTCGTCCATGTTGGGAGGAATCCCAAGCGTACCGATAAACTTGATATCGATCCGGTACTCGGCGGGATCCTCTATGATATCAACTTCCCCGCTGGAAAAGCTCTCTGCCACGTTTTTGATCATGGCCACCGTCGTGGTGCCAGCGCCGCGTAGTTTGGACAGGATGCGGGTCCGGCGATACGCTACGGGGGCGGCAGCATCCGTCTTGACGGCCAGGGCGCGCTCCCAGGCGTTAAGGCCCCAAGTTGCGGTATTGACCAGAAGCTGTTCCATCAGGCTGTCCCGGGCGCTGCGCAGCGCTGTCACCTGCTCCTGGATAGCCGTCTGGATCCGCACCACCTCTGGGGAATCCGCATAAGAGTCCGGGAGGTATTCGGTCAGGTTCACGTCACCGTCACCGTCCCTAATACCGGCACCTGGTTCTCGCCGATGGATATATTAGATGTACCGCCGTTGACGGTCAGCACGCTGTAGTCCACAACGCCGTCTATGTCGAGCAGAAAGAAAGCTATACGATTGTAGAGCAGCGTGTATCCTGAAAAAGCCAGGCTCTTGATATAGGCGTCTATGTTTGACTCAAACGCCGCCTGCACGGCTTCGATGGTCGTGGTAGAGTCAATGGTCACGGTCGTAGCCACGTTGATCGTTAAGCCTTCTGCGCTCTCCACCGTTACGGTCGCCCCGATCGGCCGTTCCTCTTCGATGTGGGCTGCGCAGGCGGCCACCACTTCTGGCTCTACAGGCTCCTTTTCCGGGCCGACAATCAACACTTTCACGGTCCCGGCTCCATCCCAAAGCGGGAACACCTTGGCGTCCCCCACGCCGTCCACTTCAAGCGCCCATTGGCGATAGTGAAAGGCGTTGCCCGATGTGGCCGGTGCCTGGAGCCGTGCATAGAGCCGGCTGACCAGAGCTGCGTCGCCCTCTGCGTCCGTCCCTCCGGCCGCAGCTTCATTCTCAAATGCCGTTAATCCTGCGATAGCCGTCACCATGGTATTGATCTCCCCGGCTCCCACGTTATAAACCGACCCGACCTCGGTTGCTTCTACTGTCCCGCTGCCGGCGCCGTCTGCTAACGTCACCGCATCGACAAGCGAATACTCAAAGCCGCCGGCCGTCAGGAAGGCTGTACCGGCCGGAACGACCGTTCCGTCTGTACCCGTAAAGTTCATCACGGCCAAAGCTTTTGTACCGGCTTTCCGGGTCAGCCCGAACTCAGCGCATCTCTGATCAATATAACCGCCGCTGCTCTCGTCCACGTAGGCAATGGGTACCAACGCGTTCATAGACTGGTAGCACTTCCAGATCTCCATAGCTACCGGAGAGATCATGTCGTTGAGAAAGGATCCTTCACGAGTATCAAGTCCGGAGCCAATGTCGGCCAATATTGCCGCCTTAATGCTTTCCGGAGTAATGTCTTCAAACACTGACGCTCACCTCGCTTTCCCCGTAAATTGTGGTCACGGTGCATGATATTGAGAGCAGACCGTCGGAAAATTCCACGGAGACCTCGTCCACGCTTTTTATGTACGGATTAATCTCCAGCGCCTCCCGTACATAGCGCGCCGCTTCCGATCTTTTCAGATCCTCGCTGAACGGCCGTCCGATCAGCGACTCAAGCTCCGATCCGTAGGAGCGCGTATAGATTTCATAGCGGAATCGCGGTACGTGCAGGGCCTTCCAGGCCCACACTCTGACGGCTTCCTTTCCTGTCACGATGACCGGTTCGCCGCGCTCCCAGCGCGGAGTGTTTGCTTCATAGTTCCACGCCACTTCTCTATACAGCGGAAGCTCAGCTGACGCCGGCGTGTCCGATGCGACGGCCAGAAGAGGGAACAAAGTTGTGCTCATACGTTCACCACCTTGCAAAGTATGACGTACCGCTGGGCGTTTTCAATCGGCAGAAGAAGCAGCCTGTCGCCGGCAGCGAAGCTAAGGGAATCCAGAGCCGCGTTTTTCAGGAGGTCCTCCGCCTCCTGGATCGTACCGCCTACCATGATTTTAAGCGGCCGGGCCGGGGCCTCGCCGTCCGGTGCGGAGATTACCTTTCCGAACACAATGCCGCCGGGAATCAGGCTCAAAATCTCGCGGCGGATGAAATCAATAAAAAGCTGATACGGATCTCCCGGCATGGCTTCTCCTCCTATGCGCTGGGCAGAGATCCCGCTTCGGTCTTATCCATGAGGTTGCGGAAGTTCAGCACCAGCTTATTCTGATAAAGTCCGTTCTTCCATGTATGCGTATCACTATCGATCCAGAAAAGTCCATACAGCCCTGTAACCGGGTCGCGAAGCACAACACAGTTCCCGGCAATAAGAGACGGGTTTCCAAGGTTCGTCACCGTGATTTTCTGTTCCAGGCCATTCTCTGCCAAAATGTCCTTGGCCTCGGCATCACTGTCTTTATCCTTTTTCTGCTTGATCATGCTCTGCATCAGCCCATAAAGGGAGATGGCGTTCGCATCATCCCGGTTCGTCACTATGTTGTCATTTTCGTCTATGATGGCAACCCGGTTGACCATATTCTCCACGCTTTCGGACACGGACGCGGTAATCAGGTTTGAGGACGGGTCCAGCACCAGAGTGCTTGCATTTGTTGACTTTTCCACCACATCCAAGGCGGGGCCGTTAAAACGAACCATGTACTTTTTCCCGGTTGCAAGCGACGCAAGGGTGTATGCCGTCGCAATGATCTGGTAGAGGCTCACACCAGGGAAGTTTCGGGAAACCCTTACCCCTGTCTGCGCGAGAGATCCAACGGGGATCCCGAAGTCAGAGCAGACCTTCCGCGTGATAGCCTCCGGAGTCAAGTTGCTGAATTTATAACTGGCCTCGTTTCGCTTGAGATAGAAGCCCCGGTCGATGCAGGTTAGCTCGGTGACGTCGCCTCCGGCGTCACGATCGCGGGACAGGACATTTCCGTAGAAACGCAGCTGCCCGGCCTGGTAAAGCTGCACCAAGTTGCCGAGTTCTACAGAAACTGACGGCAGCCGCTTGTCTACGCTGGAGACCAATACCCCGAATGACAAGGTGCGGCAGCACTGATTGTATGCTCCGGACCAGGTGACAGACTGCACGAGCTGGGTGATATCGATGGTGCCGGATGTGTTTGTGACAATAATCCTGATATCATCCATTGCTTACTTCTCCCATCGGATCAGCAGGTCAGTATCTTCGTTCGGCTTAAGGATTATCAGGGCGCCTGTGATTCTGGATCCAACGCCATTTATCGTTTTGTACGCTGCACGGTGGCCTTTCTGTTCATCCAGCCGGACCGTAACGGTCGCGCCTTTCGGAACCTTAAGAATTCCGATTCTGCTGCTTTGTGACAGTTCCATTTTTCCGGACTTTCCTGATCCGACAAAATTGATGATAGCGCGACCGTAATATTCCTGATCTCCGACAAACGTAATCTTTAACCAGATCCCGCCATCATCGGACGCTTCCGGTTTGGGGGTTACTTTTCCGGATTCGGAGGCATTTGCGGAGACTGCCTTAAGCTCTGCAATCGGCGGCAGCTTTAGCTTCTGACCGACCTGTATCAGATTAACGTTTTTAATCCCATTGACGGCCGCAAGTTTGACATATAGGGACGAATCGCCGTAGAAGCGCCGAGCGATCCCCAGAAGAGTATCCCCCGCGGCCACAATGTAGGTCGATGGCATTTCAGGCTCCGCGTCTACAGCGCGGAAGGCGTTTCCCGTCTGCAGCTGCACATACTCCATGACCGCGAGATCGCGGTATCCCCGCATGGGGATCGTGCAATATAGGTCGTTGGTTCCGTCCTGTTCCCGGTACAGGATAGGATCTAAAATTACGGCCTTGTTGACCGGCGTGTCCGAGACAATAAACCGCAGTACGGTGCCTTCTTCCGACCATCTTTGCAGCCGACTAATGTAATACCAGGGATCGAGGACCGCACCAGGGATTACGAACGGGTAATTCTGCGCCGGCAGCAGGCACTCGATCGTTTCGTCAAGGAGGACCTGGCTGCCCGGCAGATTGACTTGGCCGGCCAGATACATGTCCAAAGCATTTGCTTTTCTGCCATGCTCGATCTGATAGCCCTTCGGGGTGACTGGCAGGACAAGCGCCACGCCGTCCGGCGCTTTAAAAATGAATTTCCGCAGCATCAATGTCCCTCCGTTCAGGATGCCGGCGCGGCCAGGATCAAGGCCCGGTTGATTTCAGCCACTACCGCACGGCCGACCTCTTCCGGCGTCATGCTGCCGCCGAAGGTATTTCCGGTAATAGTAACATGGACAGACCCGCTATTTCTGTCCGCCGCCCTGGCCTCGCGGGCCGTCAGCACCCGCTCCCCTTCATGGAGGAGAGCCGGGAAGTTGTCATACGGAACGCGGGGAAGGCCGACAGCATAGCCGGGTCTTAGAGTATAATTGTCGTATCCCGCATAAATCCTATCGATTTCCGCAGCCCGCTGAACGCTAATTCCATTCATGCCGGCTGCGCGGCCTTTAGAGAATTCAAGACCAAGCTTATGACCTGCGTCCCAATAGGCTTTGTTGAGGGCAGCATCGTCCCGAATCGATTCGATCAAGGCCAGATCCGATGCGAGCTGCTCCTGCGCTCCAGGCCCTGCGTTATACTCGTTTATTCCATGGATTTTGGCCTCCATGATGATCCTGCCCATTGTGACGGCGTCCCCGGCCTGCTTTGCGGCAATGTATTTATCGGTCTCCATCGCAGCCTGGATTGCATTCCGGATATACTCCTCCTTCTGGTTCTCCAGATCCGCCTGCCACGCGCCGATAGATTTATAGGCTTCCTGCATAGCCTCTCCCGTTTCGCCGGATAAAAAGTCGGTTTCTGCCGCGATACCTTTTTTTCGCTCCTCGTTATATCCAACGCCCATGGCGTTATCCAGTTCGGTCTGTGCATCCTCTAACGTGGAGACCATACCGGCATAGGTCCGGCTCTGCACATCCATCATGCCGCCGTACAGCTCGTCGAACTGCTTTAGGATCAGGTCGGAGACATAGGTACCAGAGAGCTTGCCCTTGGAGATCTTGTCATAGACGTCAGCTATGGTCGTATCCAGATCGTCGGCAATCCACTGAAAAACACTAAAGCCTCGCTCGTTGAGGGGGTTCAGGTATTCCAGCGTCGCTTTATCGGAGGAGCGCATCCGGCCGATGAATGTGGCGGCCAGGGATACATCCGAAGAGCTGAGGCCGAGCGCGGCGCCGGCGTCGCCGACTTTTCGCAGCGTCGGTATCATTTCCTCCGTGGCGTAGTTAAAGGTCTTCAGCGTCTTGCTGATCGACGTCAACTCGTCAAAGGCAAAGGGAGTTTTGGCGGCAAATTCGATCAGATCTTCAAAGTATGCCTGCGCCTTTTCCGCGCCTCCGAAGAGTGTCGTAAAGGAGGTCATAGTGGTTTCCCGGCCGGCTGCGATGGCTGATCCGGCCGAAAGGCTGGATGCCCTCTCCTCAGTCACCCTGTTATACGCGTCCTGGACGTAGCTCTTGAAGACATCATCCTGCTTGCCATAGACGGCTGCGCCACCTGTGATCAAACCGGCTCCCGCGCCAATGGCAGCTCCGACCGCTGTTCCAATTCCCGGAATAATGCTTCCGATAGCCGCACCGGAAATTGCGGAAGAAATTGCCGAGGAAATCATTCCGCCCGCCTCGGACCCTGCAGCGCTGCCGATCAGCGTATTCGTCGCGCCTAAGGATGCGTTTCCGAGCAGCTGCAGAGCACCGGCCGTTGCTACCGTGCTCACTATGCTGGAGAACCCAACGCCAGGCTGATTTCCTGCCTTTCGGAAAGCCTCGCCTGTCTTCTGCATCTGCCGCTCCGCCTCAGAGGCCCCTTTCGTAACAAGGGCGAGGTTTCGGCGGATATTTTCATACTTCTGTCCGGCGGCCTCCATGGCCAGCTTATCCTGTGCGCTGCCGGTCGCAAGGAATTGCTTTTCTAAGGTCTTAAGCTCCTGGCGAGCCTTTTCCGCGTCGAATTGCAGCGTTGTCTTCTGGCCGCTGAGTCGGTTGAGGATGGTCTGCATCTCGTCAGCGTCCTTAGAAAAAGACTTTGTAATACTGGCCATTTTGCTGACCGCATCGGAATACCGGTCCTGTGCGGTTATTAAAATAGACGAGTCAGGCATGATATCACCTACCTGTTGACATTTTCAGACCCTCATGGTAATATCAGGATTAGTAGGAGGGTGATCGGTATGGATTACGATATGGATAAGGCCGGAAAAGTGGGGCGTATCTTGATTTTCGCCGTGTTCGGCGCCTTGGTTCTTTTTACCCTACCGATGTGGTTTTACATCTTCTGATACGGATTTTAATTGCCTAACCATCCCCCGTGTGTTCGGGGGATGGTTTTACTTTTTAGGGGCATGCTCTGCTTCGTAGGACGCCAGCGCCCAGATCAGGTCACGTTCTCCGGGCGGCTTGCTGTAGTATTCACCCGGATACCAGCCTTTTGTATGGAAGAGATAATAGACCAATCCAAGCTCTGGGTCGCTGCCGTCCTCTAAACGTTTTTTATTTCTTCAATCGTGGTCATGCGATAGCCGCAAAGTCGCTCGATTGCCCTTGACAGGTCTTCAATCTCTCCGGGCAGCAGCATTGCCTTTAAGGTTTCCGCCGGAGTGACTCCGCCAAACTTGCTCGCAAGCGCCGGCTCCCGCAGGTTTGGATCCGCGACGCCAGCCAATACGATCTGGACCGGAATGTCTTCGCTCGAGGACTGCTTGATGTCCTCCACACGGCCGTAAGGGAGGGCACGCAGGGTAAACACTACGTCCTCGCCTAACAGATCAGACAGCCGTTTCACCTTGTACTTCGCGGTCGGAAGATCCTTCTGTACGTTCGGCAGCTCCGGCCGGAGCAGCAGATCCAACATACTTTTGCTTTTCTCCATAGCCGCTTACCTCGGCGCAACTGCGTCTAAGTATTCGTAATCCGTGAACGTAAAGGGCATCTCCGTCTTCCCCGGCGTTTTTGACTCCCAATCCGCAAGCGTCAGGTCATCAAAGCTGACGTTGCGCAACGCCACGCGTTCGGCGCCATAGGCGTCGGGATCTTTCAGCGCCGAGACGACGGTAAAGCGAGGCTCCTGCCCGGCCTTTAGCTTATCCCCGAGCAGGATCCCGGCGCGGGAAAAAACCTTGTTCAGCCGCAGAGATCCCGTCCCCTTGAAGGCCGTCATCTTCGTGTCTTCCGCCATTTGTCCGCAGAGGGGAACAGCTTCTTTCGTGATGGCGACTTTGGCCTGCATCCCATAACATTCGGCCACCAGGTCCCCGTCAATCCAAACCTGGCCCCAGGTTCCATTCATGACTCTCTTTGCGCTATCCATCTCGATCCCTCCTAAATGGTGACGGTCAGCTGGATATCCTCAATGGCATCCAGGATCTTAATGGACGCCGAGAGGAACACCTGATCGTCAGTATCGTATTCCTTGATCTGCTGCTCGGTCAGCTTCGACGTGTCGATGCCTTTGGACTGTAGATATGCATCCTGAGCGTCCACGTCAATGCTTACAGAGGAGGAGCCAGACTGCAGGATCCCGGCCCTCTCAAGCGTCAGGAAATAATCCTGGATGGCCGCGACCAGCAGACACTTATTATCGTAACTGTTCGCGTACTTCCCGATATAGGTATCCTGGGCGGTTGTGGTAATGTCCTTGCGTATCATATCGACAGCTTCCACGATTTTGATTTTCTTGAAGCTGTCGCCCTTCGTGGAGGTCGTGGTTTGCAGGGAGTTGACTCCCCTGGCAACCTTGACCTTTTCCCCGTCGAACATCAGGATCAGCTCACCGTCGTCTATGGCGTCGTCCATATCCGATTTCGACAGACGCGTCAGATCTGTAAGCTCCGGGACGGGCGCGAAGGTGCAGGAGACGGTAAGCGGCGTCCCCGCGATGATGCCGGCGATTCTGGAACAGAATGCCGCCGTGGTATAGGTTGTGGTCCCGTCGGTCATGCCATCGCTTGTGAAGTTGATAATTGCCTCGCTGTCGGCAGCCTTGTCGGGCAGCACAGCCTTGTAAGTCGCGCCGGCAGCTCGCTGCAATGCGATCCAGGCTGCGATTTCGGTAGCCAGCTCCGCATCGCAGTCAGGCGCGCCAACGAGATAGTCAAACTGCTGCGTGGCGAAATACTCCAGCGCGTCTTCATAGTACTCTGCAGATGTCCCGAGAACATAGACAAGGACCTTTCTGGGCGGCGTCACATAACCCAGGAAGGCCTGTTGCAGGTAGGTTTTGTTCCCGGCCGAAAGCGTCGCCGGAATCTGGCTGGGGCTGGTGAGCACATGCGCGCCGGCGGCCGTTGAATCTTTCAGGATCACGGCCACGACTCCCCGCTCAGACCGCCGGATCGACGTCTGCGCGACAGTCTGAAATGTGATGTTGATATTGGGCAGACCCAAGGTTTATCCCTCCTTAATCGTAGTGTGAACTTCGCCCATGAGCGGCCAGGTTTTCCCATCGCCAGGGCAGTCGTCCAAATAATTCAGCGTCACCTGAACGGTGGCAAAGTCAAACTGGTAGTTACCATCGGTGTTAATCACATGGAGCGCCCGATCACCAACCCTAAGATAACCGACGGCAAAGAGCTCCTTGACGGACATCATCCGCTGCTCAAGCTCCTGGATATGGCTGTTGTGATACGCGTCCACCTCGACGAAGATTGTAATAGTGATCGTCGCGGTGACTTCCAGGAGCGAGATCCCGGCGGGCGCTGTTTTGACCGGACCGCCCTCAAAAAGAAAGGATGGCCGCTTAAAATCGCGCGGCGTCAGGTTTCGGTATTTTTCATCAGAGGAAAACTGCCCGGCAACCAGGTCCTCCGCGGCGCTTATGATGGTCTCGATCGAGATCATGCTATCCCTCCAGAAGCTCTTTCATTTTCTTCGCGAACTGTTCGGCATACTTCTGCGCTATGCGCTGGGCCTCCTGCTTTGCGTAGTAGTAGAAGAACCTGCCAGGCACATTGCTCTTTTTCGCGCGACTTTTCCGTCCTGATTGCGGCACCCGTACTTTGTGGCCGCTTTCGATGGCGTTTGTGACCAATCCGACGGCATACCGTTGTCCCTTTCCGGTGGTCTGATAAGTATCTGATTTCGGCCGCACGGCCACGTAGCCCCCGCCGCTACCGACATACTTGTCCTGCCAACTCTGCACCTTTCCATAGCCTCCGATTTGGCTGCGCACGGACGTCAGAGCCTCCTGCCCCATCTGATCGAGCAGACGCCGGCGCTCCTCCGGGAATTCCTTCAGCAGCCGGTCAAAGCCGTCGAAAATCTCTTTCAGGAAAACCTCCTGCATCAGAGATCCACCGTCCTCATGATCTCGTACTCGTTCTTGTTCTCGTCCAGCGTGTGAGCAGTCAGAACATGATATGGCGTCCCGGATATGTCAACCAAACTGCCGGGATCAAGATCTACCGGCTTCGGGGTGACCAGAACATAGCAGATCGAATTGACGGCCATCGGATCCAGCTGCTCATGCCGTATGTACTTCTCCGTAAGAGCAGCCGGGAAGGTCGCACCCTGCGGGGCATGATCGGGTTCTGCAACACAGGACACGACGTTGACCATGGCCGCCGTAACGACGTAATGCAGCCGATCCTGTGTCGGCTCGATGCCAGTCAGGAAGCCGTGCTTTCCATTCCACTGAATCGCGCAGTGCAGATCGATGGACTGCCGGCGGATCGTGAAGGTCACCGTTCTGGCGCCGATTCCGACGGAGGAAAAGATGTTCGATTTATCGGAAGTCTCGACGCTCGCCCAGGCCTTGCGCCGCTCCGTCCATTCCCAGCCGTCTGCCGATTTGGTCAGCTCCATGACCCGGATCATCTGATTAAGTTTTCCGGCGTTTATGCCCATAGCTACGCCTCCTCCTATTCGCTCATCGGCTCCTCCGGTTCCTCGGCCGGCGGATCAGTCCACTTCAGCTGTGTTATCAGGGCGTCAAGCCCAAGTGGTATGCCTGAGACGATTGTCCCGGTAATGATAGCGCCGGGATTATCGTGCCAGTGCAGCACCAGCCCCTTGACAGCGAGATTATAGAGAGGCGTATCCACATGGCCGGAGCTGACGCCGGCTTTCTCCAGGAAGCTTCCTGCTGCATCCCAGAGGCTTGTGATAAGCGCATCCTCGTCGTTTCCGGTGATGCGCATATACTCTTTAATTTCCGCAAGCGTCAGCTCCGCCATGCTGCTTCCTCCTCTCTAACTTAAACCGACAGTACTCGGATGTTATCTGCCGGGCGGTAAATGGTCCGGCCGTTGGCAGTAACCGAGCAGATGACGGCGGCATCGGAGTCATGCTGGAACTTCACGCCGTAGTAGGCTTTCTGGCTTCCATCCACCTGGACGGAAGCGATGGCCAGAACATTGGTCAGCGCTGCGGTGGCGACAAACTCCGTTTCATCGATTTTAACGGCGTTATCGCCGCTGGCATTGTCTCCGGCATAGATGCCGACCTTGAGCTTTTTGGTATTGGCCAGAGACGCCATCACCACGTGGAAATCGATGGAGTCGAGCATGGAGGCGGAAACGAACGCAGAGGTCGTCTCCGTAGAGGCGTTGACCGAGGCGGGAGCAAAAACGCAGGTGCTCTCAATTTCTTCGTAGATTCTGTTCATATTGCTCTCCTTTCTTACCGTGCAGCCAACGTGACGAAGGGGCTGCGGAGATTGCTGGAATTCTTCAGCTTGATCGCGCTGGAGCGCTTCGGCGCGCCGTTGCAGCGGAAGATCACGCGGAAGCAGTTCTGCGCGGTGAGGAAGGCCACGTGGATGGACCAATCCTGCTTGATGCTGCCCTTCTGCAGCAGCATGTACTCGTAGGGATCCACGAGCATCACGTCGCCGACGTCGCCCACGGCAGAGCAGTTGTCGTCAAAGAGGATGGGCTTGCCGAGGATGGTCTGATACATTGCGCCGGAGATCCCGCCCTCAGGCAGCCAGATAGACTTCGTTTCGCCGTCGCCGAGCGTGATGTACAGACCGGGCAGCTGCTCCTCCAGATCGGGGTGCATCAGCCACACAAGGCGGCTGCGGTTTGTGGTGAAAATGCGATTGCTCATCTTGATGAAGTTTGCGCCTAAGACGCTATCGTTGGCCTGATCGGTCTCCTTGGCCACGGTGACCAGGGCCTTGGACTTGAGGATGCCCAACATTTTGCCCACGCCGTCTCCGGAGATTACGCCGGCGCTCATCAGGCGGTCGGCGGCCAGACGGAAGGCGGTGCCGAAGAAGCCGCTCATAAAGGCGGCATCTTCCAGGAGCTCGTCCGTGCAGTAGGCGAAGCCCATCATCTTTTCGAGGTCGAGCTTCATCTCGCGGAACTTGGGCTTCGATTCGCCCACCGTTGCGCCTTCGCTGGCCCAGTACATCTGCACCCCGCCGAAGACGGAGGCCGAGACGTCGGTCTCGTCGATCATAAGCCACTTGGCGCTGTTGCTGTTCGCGGACACGGTGTAGCGGTCCACCCGCTTGAGCAGCTCGCTCTCCTTGATGGCGCTCTCCAAGATCGCGCCCGCAAAGTCGGTCTGGATGGCGAAGCCGCCGTCCGCGCCCGTGCCTTCGCTGGAGCCGAGCACAGCGTCGTTGATTTTGTGCAGCCGGTTGTCAACGATGCCCTTTGACGCATAGTTGTACACCGCTCTTAGCTGCTCGCCCAGGCTGTCAAAGAGATGCAGAGGCTTCTTGTCATCCTTGGGCGGGTTGCCGTCCGCCGGGGCTCCGTCCAGGGGTTTTGCGCTGCCGGCGCTTGCGGTTGCAAGCCGCTCATAGGCGGCGATGGAGTTGTTGATCGCCTCCATCTGCTGGGCTGCCTCCTCGAGCTTCGCTGCGTCGGTAATGTCTTTGGTTTTCTCCAGCAGCTCAGCCTTCTGCGCCCGGAGCTCAGTGATTTTCGCCATGAAATCCATACTGTTAAATCTCTCCCTTTCTTAAAATTTTGCAAGCGCGCGGAGCAATGCCCGGGCGCGGTTTGCCTTTTCGGTTGCGGCGGCCTGTTCCGCCGCTTTGGTATCGTGGTATTTTTTTCGCATCGCAAGGGTAAGCCTGGGATAGGCGCCGACGGCTGCGGCGAAGCCGGTGGGCAGCGGTTCTCCTTCTGCGTCAAGGCCGACGATCTCGTCGATCAGTCCGTACTCAATGGCCTGCTGCGGCGCGATCCAGATATCCTTGTCCATGAGCGCGCCGATCTCCTCGCGGCTTTTTTTGCCACGGAGCATGTAAACATTGATAATGCTCTCGCGGACATTCCGGAGTCCCTCCGCCGCGGCCTCCAGGCCACGGTAGTCTCCCTCCGCGACACAAGACGGATTGTGATAGCAGAGGATCGCGCCCGGCTCGCTGCGGATTGTTTTGCAGCCTGCAATCGCTATGGTGGCGGCCGAGGCGGCAAAGCCCTGGATCAGCGCCTCGGTTCCGCCGGCGTACCGGCGGAACATGGAGAAGATCTCTCCGCCGACCGTCACATCCCCACCAGGGGAATTAACAAGCACGGTCACTTCCTCGCCGTTTGCCTTCTCCAACGCGGCCGCAATGTCCATGGGGGATACGATGTCCCGCCAGCCGAACCAGCGCCAGATATCCGCATCATCGTTGCTGCAGAGGACCCCGCGCAAAGCAATGTCCATATCGTCCCTCCTGTTACAGCAGAACCATGTAGTCCGTTTCGCTGTACCTGTACAGCGCATCTTCGACAAGATAGAGCTTGCCGGCTGTCGGCGCATCGTCTTCCGCCCAGGCGCCGTCCTCCAAAATATAGAGCTTATGGTCCGTGGTATTGAAATACCGGTCTCCCTCTTCGAGATCCGTTACGGCCGGCTCCGTGTCGGTAACCGCCACCAGGTGGACGATCAGGGCATCCATGGGAGAAACGGGGGCGTTCATCTTCCCGTCAGCGCCGATTACAACGTTGCCGCCGTTCTTCACGCCGCCAAGCGCGGCTCCGCCGACAGGCAGGCTGTAATTGTTCCAGCCGGTAAAGTGGCTCCAGAGAGTCGCACGCGCTGCGGAGGGAGGCGCGACCATGGCTCCGTTCAGGGTTACGACGGAGCCGTCGCTCTGCAGGAAATACGCCGTCTGCCTTTCCCCGCAAAAAACCGAACGGCCGGCGGCCAGCGCCGCGGTTAACTGCGTGATGTTGTCGAAGTTCATGCTGTTATCCTCCTTCATTCTTTTTTGCGCCCTTGAGCACGTTCTCGAGAGAATCCAAGTTCTTCGTGATCAGGGGCTTTTCGCCTATGTGGTCCGGCCATGGGTTTTTCTCTTCCAGCGCCCGGCACTCGTCCGGGGAGTAGATAGCGTATGAGACCATCTTGGTCAAAAACTCGGCGCGGCTCTTGCTGTCACCCTTGAGCAGGGCGGCCACGTTGCTACGGAGGTAATGCCGCGTTATAAGCTGCGCTCGGCTCAGAAGCTTATAGGTCCATTCGTGGTCCCACGCGGTGGTGTGACCGATCAGCGTGCTGGTCACGAAATCCAGCCACTGCTGCTCGTTTGACTGGTAGCTCTGCTTCCCGCTCTGGAGCATGTACGCCGGAATTCCGGTGAATCGGCTGACCTCCTCCGCCGAGAAGCTGCGGCTTTGCATAAACTGCGAATCGGACTGAGAGAGCCCTATTGGTGTGAACTTGAATCCACGGTCTAAAACGGCCACCCGGAATGTCTCCTCGCCGGAGACCGCATAATTCTCAAATTCCGCCTTGATCTTGTCGCGCCCCGGTTTTTCCAGTTTGCTGTCCACCTCGACGATACCGCTCAGCCGCGCGCCGTTTTGGTAGAACTTTTTGTTGTACCGCTGCGCCGCTCCGTCCGTCGCGATGGTTTCCCGGGCCAGGCTCAGCATGCCCCGGCCGTGCAGCCCATCGTATGTATCGAAAAAGTGGATCAGGAGTTCAGACGGGGCGAAGGTCTTCATTTCACCGTCTACCGTGAAGTCGTACCAGATATGTCCGGTATCCTCATCCTTTCGGATTACCCTGCCCTCGCTGGGCAGCGGAATCAGCTCGATCACACGGCCGAAGCTGTCCCTCCGGATCCAGGCATAGCCCTCACCGTACCAGAAAGCCTGCGACATGATGATCTTCCTGCATAAGGAGGGGCTCATCCGCTCGTTTGCCCGGACTTTAAGAACGTATTCAAGCTGCGGATCCTCGGCCGGATACCTGGCGTCGCCTTCCTTCCGGTAAAGCCCGACGGGCAGCACGCTCATGGCGTTGGTCAGAATCCGGTGCGCGGCCGCGACAGGCGATAACTTTTCGGCCGACCCCATAGAAACCGGGAACTCGGCGCCTGAAAAGAAGGCGGTTTTAAACCAGCTCTGGACTTCTTCCCAGGTCAGCGTCGTGTGCTCTACCGCATGCGGAGGAGGAAGCGCTCTGGAGAGTATCACGGTTTTCCACCCCCTTTCGATTTAGCGACCATAACCGCGAAGACCCAAAGATGCGCCCCAGCGGTAATCAGCGCGGCCTGTTGCCCGAGCAGCTGCGCGGCCGCTATGGTAAGGCAGGCCCCGGCGCCCAATGCCAGCAGATCGTCTAAATACAGCACAAGGAACCTTCTCACAAATCGGAGCGCTTTTCCAGCTGCGCGCATGAGCACCGCAAATCTTTTTTTCAAACTCAGATCCCCCAGTCCTCGTCCATAATTTCCTTGTTGATATCGCTCCCGTCATCGTACCGGATGATCACGCGCGCCAGCGCGTTCATGAGCGCTGATACGGGATCGATCCGCTGGCTGTCGTCCTTATGCTTCTTGGAAAGCTTGATATCGTCGAAGTTGTTTTTGATCTCGATTGCGTGTTCCAGGCACCATTCGAGGAGTGAGGATTCCTCGTAAAACACCTTCCCCTGCAGTACCAGCTCGCGGAAGCGCTTCGTCGCCTGGTTCAGGCCGGCGCAGGTCTGCGGGATCTCCACGCAGAAGTTCTCGTTGTTCCGCTCGGAGCAGATGTAGATTGCAAGATCCGTGGCGTTGTGGCCGTCGTAGTCAATCTCCTCCACCTTCCAACCATGCTCCCGTTCCCCGGAGCAGATCCAGCTGTATACGTAGCTGTTGTCGGTGACGTCACCTGGCGTCAGGGTACAGTAGCCGGCGGCCGCCCAATCTCTGTAGGGCACGCGGTCGGTATGCTCATGCCGCGTCGCCGCGTTCTCGGGAAGGAATCCGTGGACCTTGACGCCGATCCGGCCGGCCTCGGTCGCAAACACGGCGGCAACGCCGCTCAGGTCGATCCGCTTTCCGAGGTCGTACCCGCAGTTGCAGGGCAGGCCGTCCGTAAGCATGGCGAACTCCTCCCGGCTGACCTTCAGCTTCTTGAAGCGCTCCATGGTCGGCTCGTCGAAATACCGGTTCACGCTTCCCGCCTGCCAGCGGCACATCCGCCGGGTCAGGAACTTCCGGATCTTGTCCGGGTCGGCGCTGGCATAAGCCGCGTTGTATTCCGTCTCAATCTGTTCGAGCAGGTATCTGGAATACTCGTTCGGGTACCGGAGGACGGGATTTGCCTTCACCCAGCAGCTTTTATCATGCGGGTTGTCCATCGCGTCGATCTCTCGGATCATCACGAAGTACCGATCGTCCCGGACGCTCGGGTCCTCCAAGACCCGCTTGGCGTAGTCTTCTTCTCGCTTGCAGGGTTTGTTTTCCGCGTCGTCGCCGGCCGTCGTGATCACGTCGAGCAGAGACTGCGGGCGTTTCCCGAAGGAGTCGAATCCGATGTCGTAGATCTCGCTGGTCAGATGCGCGTGGTACTCGTCCACGCAGTAATAGGTCGGGGCGCCGGAGTCCTTATTCCTCGTATCCTTGGAAAGCGCCCGCATGAAGCCGCCCCTGGTGCGATGGTAGACCATGGTCTTTTTCACCATCAGCCGCCGCTCAATGTTGGGGGAACGGAGCGCCATTTTCTTGGCATCATCGTGAACCCGGCGGGCCTGGGTCCGGTCGACGGCCGCGCACTCCACTTCCGGCTCCTCCTCGAAAACGGCCAGCTCCGGCTGATATGGCGGATACATGGCATCGGCGCACATATGGTACAGGCACTTGGCCGAGTTCTCGGTACTCTTGACGTTGCCGCGGCCGCGCTTCTGGTATGCTCGGCTAAAACGCCGGGCGCCCGTCTCCATGTGGACCCATCCGTAAAGGCACCCCTGGTCGAATATCTGCCAGGGCTGCGGCTCGATCGGCTGCCCCGCGAACACGCCCCGCGTCTGGATGCACTGTCCGAACCAGCGGATTATCCGGTCCGCCCGGGTCTCGTCGAAGACATAGGGAAAGTCGGGCGTGCCCTGCCGCTTCAGATCATCCAGATGCCGCTGGCAGGCAAGGATTTCATACTTGCAGCACAGAGGACGTAGCTTCCCGGATACCACGCTCTTCGCGTACTGGCTCACCGGATGGTGCAGCCCGCTGCGTTTCCTAGTCGCCATTGCTAATCACCAAACAAGTCGTCGCTGTCCTCAACCAATCGCGCCTCAGCCCGCTTTCGAGCCAGGCGAACCCGCCCGCTCGGCGTGAGTCCGAGCTTATCGGCGTACTGCAGGATATTCTGCTCCTGCTTCTGCAGCTTGCCCATAAGGCTGTCAAGCTTACCCATGACCTCCAGCTTGTCCTCGGTGGTTTTCGCTTTCCGAATCTCTGACGTGGCTTTTCGGCAAAGCGCGTTCATCGCATCGCGTCGGGAAAGCATGGTGCAGTATACCGCAAGCATCTCCGCGTCAAGGTCGTCCAGGAGGGAAATGCCATTCATCCGCTCGATGGTCTTCTTCCAGTATTCAAGCGCTGTCCGATCACGGGTCAGATACTTCGGCGGCACCAGGGTGACCGTGTCCCGCTGCGGCATCGTCTCCTGCTCCGCCTCCAGCCGTGCGGCGCGCTCCGGATCCGTCAGGTGTTTTCTTTGGTTGACAAGTGGGATGACATTCCCTGGCACGACACTTCCCTCCCAAATTTCGCTGAAACGAACCTCCGAACCACCGAAACGGTCCCAAAATTCCTGATCGGGGATTTTTTCTCACACACGAGAGGCCGCGTGGTCTTGCATCGTCAGTCAGAAAACTTTTTCGACCGGGGGGTGTACTGGGAAAATCCTGCGGATTTTCCCCTGCGCGCATGCCTGCGTATGCGCTGGCGCGCAGGCGCTTGACCGCGGGCGTGTGTACGTAGCTTCCGGCCTTCTAAGCCATCGTTTTTGATACGCTTTTGTTCCGGATTTCGTTCAATTCCCGCATGCTTTTTGCATCGTGGTGATGCTTGCATAGGCTTTGATGATTGGCTGGATCGAGAAAAAGCTGCCAGTCCCCTCGGTGCGGAATGACGTGGTCGACAGTTGTTGCCCGAACTCTGAACCCAGCTTTCCCGCACTCACGGCAGAATGGTTCCCTGAGCAGCTGCGCGGGTCGAAGATCCTCCCGCCAAACCGGAAGACTGTACATCCAGTGCCAGTCCTTGCTTGCCTTTCTGGCAGCTGGTGGCGGCTTATGATTCTGGCACCATCCGTCCCTTGTCAGTTCCGGGCAGCTAGGCTTACGGCAAGGCCGCAGCGGTTTGAGTGGCATACGCACCTCCGGGCAAAATCAAAAGAGCCAATTGACCGCTTCTCCTGAAGCTAATCAATCGGCTCTGGCTCTCTGGCTCTGGCTCTGTTCGATATTCACGATGGTTTCATGTTTGCACTTCCTGCACCACAGAGGGAAGTTTTTGGCTTCTGTGTCTGGTGCTATACGCTGCACCCGATCCCATCCACACACTGGGCAAATAGCCCATCCATCCTTCACGCTAAGTGTATCACAATTTTTGGTTTTTTGCAACTTTTTCCACCACTTTTCTGCCTGTTTTTTAGATAATATACCTTGCTTCGAGCACAGAAAAATAAAAATGGTTATTTTCTTTTTCTCTTCCGCCTATACTTCTCTGGCAACTCCGGCGGCGGCTCCGGCAACAGGTACTTTATATATAGGTATTCGCCGAACTCATTCCTTTTTTCATCCCTGTCCAATATGATCGCCCCAGGCGGTGCCGTGAGAGTGATATTGTCCGGTACATAAGCCACCTCCACTTCCGGCTTCTTCAGGCCGAGCGACGGGGTCCAAGTTCGCTCTCCGACTTCCGCCTTACCATATTCCCGCGGTTCTTTTGTCAGATACTGTGCAAGGACCGTGTAGCCAGTAACGGATATCAGCTCGAAGTCCACCTCTCCATGAATCCATAAACTTCGGATCACATCAAAGTCCGCTCCGGTGCTATTGATCACAACGTGGTGATGAAACCTTGCGTCTCCGTGTTGTCCCTCAGTCACATAGACGTACTTGAGCTCCTGGCCTCTTGCTTTTCTGTACGCCCGCAGTTGAGCCAACAACTTCTTAATCAGTTTGTTGGCTGCTTGGCGGTCCGGTGGAAGGTTTGCATCCCGGTAAGTAAACGTAACATGGAGATCAGTAACCTTGAAATTCCCGGCGAGAACCATCTCAAGCTTTTCCCAGGACTTCTTAAGGTTCATCCTCTCACGTGCGGCGCTGGACATCTGGCTTTTCGCTGCCCTGGCTTTCGCATCGTCTCTTGGATGGTGCATGGTGTAGATGACGCCACTGACCAGCCTGCCAGCCGTAATGGTTTTTTTTCGCTTCGCCAAATTGATACCTCCTATATGGCATAGAAAGGCGGGGCCGCAGCCCCGCCACCCGTTTTCAGTTTTGGATTAAGACCTGGCATTCAGCATGTCCGCCGGGCCGAGATAGATTTGACCGAACAAGAACCTATTATTTCTCTGAATCTTAACCCCGAACAGAGTCCCGCCAGATGCGGGAGGAGATCCATGCGAGAGAAAACGCTTGTTTTCTCGCAGAACTGCTTGATATGTAAGAGGATTCATAAAAAAGGAATAACCCTCCGAAACCTCCGAACTTTTCAGCCGTTTAAACAGATCCAGCATTTCCTGCGCCTGCTCGATCAACCCTGAAAAAGAGGAAACGCTTTCATTTCCCAATATAGGTTCGAAGTGGTCCTGAATCGACGGGTCGGAGAATATCTTTAATCCGCGCCGGCCTGATGTCTGGTTGCAGCGTCTGCAGAGATAAAACTTGTTCCTGCACGTGCGTGCCTTCGCAAGGTCGCAGGGAACATACTGTTGAATCGCGCAGTTCTGCGTTCTGTTTGACATATAAATACCTCCTCGTATAATAAAGATCGTATTCTGAATTGCCCCAAATGGGGCGGTTAGGGTACAATGCAAGAGCGGATAGAGGTCAGAGTTCACCTCCTTGGGCGTAATTGCCTGTTCCTTAGGGTTCTGCCTCTACCTTTGCGGTGGTCTACGAATAAGCTGGATGTTGATAGCTGTCTGCAAGACAGGTCATTCACCGAATATCAAACGAGGCTGTAGTCTGCAAAGCACATAGAGGACTGTCCGCGAAAAAACTACGGGGAGAATCATCATGCTCATTTGCGGAATTGACATTGGGAAGAACAATCATGAAGCCTGCCTCATGGATGAAACCGGACGCCAACTAGCGAAAACCTTGCGCTTTACCAACACGACCGAGGGCGGGGAGCGGCTGCTGGACTACTTTGCCGGCTGCAATCCAGCGAAGGAAACAATTGTCGTCGGCATGGAGGCCACAGGGCACTATTGGCTGTCGATTTATTGCTTTCTGTTCGATCAAGGCTTTCAGGTTAATGTTATTAATCCGATCCAGTCGGACGCCGTGAGAAACCTTTTCCTTCGCAAAACGAAGAATGACGCCAAGGACAGCTTTCTCATTGCTGAAACCATCCGTATCGGGCGGTTCAGTCATACAGCGCTGGCCGATGAGGACATACTCGCCATGCGCCAACTCTGCCGTCACCGTATGGATCTGGTGGACTACATAGCAGACCAAAAGCGTAAAATCATCGGCGTCATGGATAGGGTCTTTCCTGAATATCAACATTTTTTCTCGGACATGTTCGGGAAATCATCCACAGAACTCCTCTCCAAGGCTGTCACACCGGAAGAAATCCTCGCCATTCCAACGGATGAGCTGTCCGCTATCCTCAAGAAAGCCAGCAAAGGGCGTTTCGGCGATGCCAAAGCTGAGGAAATCCGCGCTGCCGCTAAAAACTCCTTCGGGATCACCATAGCCACATCGGCTTTTGCCATGCAGCTTCGTCAGCTCCTGGAGATGATCGAGCTGCTGGAGCATCAGCTGGGGGAACTGGATTTTGAAATCGAACAGTATCTCGACAAGATGAACACCTTCATTACCACCTGCCCCGGCGTTGGAAAAGTCCTTGGCGGCGTCATTCTTGGTGAGATCGGAGATATTGCGCGTTTCACCGAACCTAAGAAGTTGGTTGCGTTCGTTGGTGTTGATCCGTCTGTCCATCAGTCCGGCGAGTTTATCGGCACCCAAAACAAGATGTCTAAGCGCGGTTCCCCGCATTTACGTAGGGCTATTTGGCTTGCGGCAACCGTCGCTGCTTTTCATGATCCTGTGCTTTCTGCTTTCTATCAAAAGAAACGTGCTGAAGGAAAACACCATTCTTCCGCTATCGGCGCTGTCGCGCGCAAACTCACGCTTATAATTTACGCCGTTCTTCGCGATAACAAGCCTTACGTTCCCAACTGCTAAACAGGGCTTTTGAAAACGGATTGACCGCTTTGCGGGCGATACGGTTTCGAAAGTCGCCGCCGCATCGCAATGCGGCGTGTCTCCGGCTGCCAGATGGCGGCCTTTTTGTCGTGCTGTTGATCTGCTTCCTATTTGTCTTAATTTTTTTTGACTAAACCTATTGACTCTTTATAGCTGGGCTAAACTCTTTCCCATTTCAGGCGGCGGAAAAAGTCGCTTGGAAACGCCAGGCCCATCATCAGGTTGAAGATCATATCATCTGGAATCTCCTTCTGTCCGTTTGCCATCAGTCCAAATTCCATTTCGTCCAGCCCACATTTCCGTGCGGCTTCTTTGTAAGTAAGACGTCGGAAAATGCAGGCCTCGCGGATCCGTTCCGGCACGATATAGTCGACGGGCTCATAACGAGGTCCATGTCGCATCGCCGGATCGAACATGCTCACGGAGCAGCAGCTCCTTTCCATGAGCTATCAAACCCGCAGATTGCGCATATCATCCCACTCCATGCGGAATTCCCGCACACTGGGCAAGATTCGGTTCGCTCATTTTCCGGAATTCCCCTCCACACGAACCCGCAGTAGTTCGCTTTCGGGTCGATTCCACATCGTTCTTTATCCGGACCAACACATATCCCGCACTCGAAGCGCTGTCTCCCGATTGCGGTCAGGTCGCTAACCGCCGCATCGCGATCTGCTTTCAGACGGGATATCTCATCAGGATCCAATCCCGTGTCTTCATAGACGGCCAGATGATCGCGAATCATATTTATGTCAATTCGCCTTCCTTCTGCGTATTCTACGAATGCCCGCAAGTGAGGGTCTATCCATTCCGTCAGCCTCTCCACGCTAATTCTCCTTCCTCATCGTCCTTCTCAAGTTCAACGTTTTCCGAGCAGCGGCAAGCAGCCCATTTATTTATATCGGCTACCTCTTCTTCAGGCTCTTCCTGCAGAGGAGCAGGAGCGCCAGTAAGGATTGATTGAGCCAAAGCCTTCAGGGCAGTTAGCAACTTGTTGTGGCTAATGGCATCTCCCATAAGCTCCAATTTTTTGAGGCATCCTACCATACTGTTGACATGACCCTGGGCTGCGTCGAAGTGGTAGCCGAAAGTCATAATCTCCGGATTTCCAGCTGCGCGGAGCTGTTTCTCCAGCGTTGCGATTCGTGCCGCGGCCGCCTCTTTCTCCTTCCGAATCTGCTCCTCTGCATCAGCCTTTGCCTTTTGGATCTGCTCGTTCGCGGCCTTAGCCGCCTCTTCGGCAGATTTCTGCCTTTCCTTCAGTTTGGCAAGCTCAGCTTCTGCAGCTTTCCGTTTCTCTTCAGCCAGATCGATTTTCATTTTCAGAGCCGTTTCCGCTTCCTTTTTCGCTGCTGCAGCCACTTCCTTCCGGGCGGCATCCAGTTCTTTGGGATCGGCGGCCTCGACTGCAACATCGACCGAACCGGAGCGCAGCTTTTCCAGTTCCTCTTCAAGGCGCGCCACTTTTTTTTCGGCATCTTCAGCCTGCCGCCTCGCCATCTCCAAGTCGGTTTGCAGCGATTCCTCTTTTTTCTCCGCTTCTTCCACCCGTTTCCGGGCCTCGTCCCGCTCCCGGATGGCCTTTTCAAGCTCCTTGGACGTCATATCAGCGACCGTTTTTTCCTGCCCGTCCACGAGATGCGTCTCCGCAATAAACGCTTCCCGCTCTGAAGGGTTCAAATCTAAGAGCAGCAAGGCTTTGCGGGTTCCCAAATCCGCAACGGTTGCGGATTTGCCATATTCCCGGGCAAGGCGCATGAAATTCTGTGCGGAACGTTCGGAAAGCTCAACTTTTTCCCGAAGCCAGTCCAGCCATTCTCCGTGGTTAAGCTGCGCCTTTGCCTCGTTTAACCGGCGGCCGATTTCAACAATGGCGGAACCGGCCTGTGCTTTGTAGAACTGGATTTCCTCTGTGATAACGTCGATGCTGCGTGACTGTGCCTGCAATGCCGGCTGGTCCATGCACACTAAATTGCTCATGCCACGTTGACCTCGCTTTCTGTCCTTTCAGTCTTTTTGCCTTTTCCTTTGCTGGGCAAGATCGGGTTTCCGTCCTTGTCGCGCTTGCTACCGGCTTTTACCCATGCCAGCCAGGGATTGAGGATAAATCCATAGGCTTTTCGGGGATCTGGTGCGATAATCTTGCCAGTTATATGGCTGACTTCCCTTTCGTTTTTGTATCCATGCGCTTGCATCAATTTCCCCGTATTGCTCATTTCAATCGTAATGAGTGGTTTCTCCGGTTCGGAGGCTCTACGCAAGAAGCAGATCGTAAGCACTCCTCGCGCATGCCTGTCAGCATATCCGGCCACGCAGTGCTGGAGGGCTTGGCCTTCGGCTATTATTTCATCAGCATTTTCTGCCGGTCTGATAATATAGCCGTCCGCCTCGTAGGTATATTTCTTACGACGTCTCTCGATTTCATCAATCCGCCGTTTTTCTTCCGCCTCTCGCTTAAGCCTCGCTTCTTCCAGCGATTTTGCATACTCACGGTCTCTGGCAGCCCGCTCAGCTTCTGCCCTGCGGCGCTGCTCCTCCAGTTCTGCCTGGAGCCGCCGCCTGTGTTCGGCTGTAGCTCTATCGTGATACTCATCCAGATTCCGCGGGAATGCTACAACCTCTTGAGACAGATCGTATCCGATCGCTTCTGCTGCCCGGATATAATCCCTCCAGTATCCGTAAATTTCAGCCATACTGCGGTAACCACCAATATGGCAGCCACCCGTGAACCTCTGGAAATACGTCATAAGCTGATTAGGCTTTTTCCGGAAGCGAATACATTCACCTGTAAACGTTTTGATGCTCGTCCTCCATCCGATCATCTCGGCGGCCTCGGCTATCTTTGAGAATTTCTCGGGCAACCCGAATTTTTTGAGCCGCTTGTAAGCTGTCAACACGTCTATTTTCTTTTCAGGCAAAGCGAGGAAGGCACGCAGTTCTTCTTTTTTTAGTCCGAAGGCCGCCCCTGGATCCTGCTCTCCCCACTTTATGGCGGCAGCATTTTTCTTCCCCTCGAAGACCATGTCCGCCACCGCGTCGCGTATACCATTTTTGAGAAGCATCTCAACCGCACGGGGATATACACAGTAAACCGCCAGGAACCGCATCATGGAATATTCAGCTCCCGTGAGCCTCTCTTTTAAGCCTCTCCAGTAGTTGAAATAACCGCAATACTTTAAACTGCTTTGCTCTAAGGCTTCCGGATGGATAACCAGATACGGATCATTCCTGCCACAAAGACCGCCCGCAAAAAATGGATCTCGCACATTCGGGCGTCTGGCGATTTTGCCGCTATCACACGTTACATGCCAAGAACCGTTATAGCCTTCATAAAACATCAACGCCCTGCCGATCCGGAAGTGATACACAGCGCTGCAGGCGTAGTAAGGACTCTGATCCAGGCCCCATGCGTTATAGTCCTTTCTGACATAATAGGCCTGCGCGAACAGTTCACCGTCCAGACAGTGAAGAAATACGATCCTGTAACTTTCGGTCAGGCAGCCCTTCGGTATGCCAGCGGCCTTCAGCGTCGCGCGTCTTCCACAATACGGGCATACAATCACATCGTTGTGTCGAGCCGAAAGAAACTCTCGGTGCTCCGGAGTAACCAATTGACGCATGGCGGAATAATGCTTATTTTTCTGATGACAGCAGCTTGTCCAGAGTCTCCGACCATCCTTGACGGTCTTATAAAAAACGTAGTGCTCAAACATATCGTTTACGGTTTCAAGCTCTTCTGCTGTGAGCCCCGGGAACTTATCCAGAAGATCCCGCTCCTCGGCAGTAAGATTCTTATATTTATCCATCTGCAGCACCTCACAGGAAATCTGACAGGTTTAGCATAATCGCTTTCTGATCCACCTGGTTGTCCGGAGTGGCGGAGTGGATGCCGGCGCAGAGATCAATGCTCATATGCATGCGGATCCCAGCCCCTGGGAAGTAAAACTGCACCGCCCGCTTGTAGGCCTCCAGATCGGAAATCCCGGATCCGTTTACACCTTTCGCCACGGCCGCCATGCAGCCCCGGAAAGATCCACCCTGTATAACAGCCTGGGCAAATTCTTCGTCCTGCTCACAGAAATCGCAAAGTGCGGCGGCAACATCCTTTTTCATGATCTCTTCTCCCAGGCCGCCCCTGTATTCGGCCAGTTCCTTATTGATCTTCGCGATTGCCAGCTCTTTCATGGCATTTGCCTCCTTGCTTACTCAAACCAGTAACATTCCCGGAATTTGTACTCGCTGACCGTGAACTCCACGGTATAATACCTTCTGTTTGGGTGAATATAGACGACCTTGCAGGGGAGATCCCGGCGTCGCTGAAGTCCTATATCCTTTTTACTGCTCGGCGCAAGATCCTGAAATGCCGATGGGCAGCGATATACCGTGTCTCCGAGTCGCATTCGTCGTTTCTCCCTTCATCGCTTTGAATAATTCGTTTTCCGCTTGAAGGGCTTCCGCCACCTCCAGCAGCTCAGCCCGGCGCACAGTATCCAGCTTGGCCATTGCGAACTTTCGCTGGATCTCGCAGTCGATGAGTTGTATTATGCGGTCAATATTCATTTGATCCACCCCAATTCCTTCATGGTTATCTCATCTTCGTCCGGCGGCGCACTTTTCGGCAGGCGATCCGTTTTCACCGTAAACTCCTGGTACTGTCCGGAGAAGGCGAGCGTCAGCAATCCTGTGGTGCCCTCTTTGTTTTTGGCGATTTTCAGCTTCCTGTCGGAGCTTGGAAGCAAGGGGTTGTCCAAGTAAAGCAGCATGATGGCGTCCGCATCCTGCTCGATCTGTCCGGACTCCTTCAGGCTTGCCATCGTCGGGGCTTTTTCCTGCTCCTGCGCCCGCTCCGGCCGGCTGAGCTGGGCAAGAGCGACAACGATAATACCGTTTCGCTGCGCGAGATTGTGAAGCCCGAGGCTGATCTTTGCGACCTCCTCCGTCCGGTTGTGGCCGCTGGAGGGGATCATTTGCAGGTAATCGACAAATATCACCTCGTACCGCTTGCTCAGCGCATAAGCCTGAATATCATGGACCGTCATGCCGTTTGCTTCGATCAGCGCAAACCGGCGGGTAGTTGCTTCTCCGCTGCAGGAGGCTATCGCCTTGTAATCTGCCTCCGTAAGCGCATGCTGCTTGATGCGCCTGAAGTCAACCTTGGCAACGTGTGCCATAAGTCTGTCATAGGCCTTTTCTTCCCCGGTTTCCAATGAGAAAAAGCCGACGTTCTTTGTCTTGGCGATATGCCAGGCGAAGTTGAGAGCGAGAGCCGTTTTCCCAGCCGAAGGGCGGCCGCCGATCACGACGAAATCACCCGTGTCCGTATACATGTGGTCGTCCAGCTGGGGGATGCCCCAGTTCAGGTATTCCTTCTTGGCGTTCTGCCGTTCAAAAAACCTCAGGATGCCCTGATTAATATCAACGGACTTGACTGCGGCGCGGTCGCAAAGCAGCTCATTCGCTTTCACGACATGCCCTTCCGCCTCTTGCGTGTCGGCGGCATTGATCAGTGCAGCTCCGAGTTCGCGCAGGCGCTGAAGCTTCGCCCGCTCCCGCATGATCTTTATGTACTCCTGGACATTTGCCGCAGTGGGTGTTACGTCCATGATCCCGAGGATCAGCTCGTTGTCGACGCCGCCCGCCTTATGTTTAACGGTGACCGGGTCAATTGGCTCTCCGGATACGAACAGATCCCTTATCGCAGCATAGATGGCGCGGTACTGTGCACCGGTGAAGTCCTCTTCCCTCGACTCGGCGAGTACCATTCCGGCTATGGATGGGTCGATCAGAATGCTTCCGAGGACCGCCACCTGCGCGTCAAGCAGCTTCTGGTCTACCACCGCTCCACCTCCTCCGTCTCTATCACACCGGCGTGCCGGAGCGGCGGGGAAGGCCTTGCAGGGATTTCATCCTCCCAGCGCCGGCCGTTAAGCCAGGTTGACGCGTGGGGTATATACTGGCCGCCGTCTTTCTTCCACTGCGGGCTTTCCTTTTGGATCCGTATGGCTTTTATCATCAGGTCGACCAGCTCCTGCGAGGCCTTCAGTCGATTAAAAGCCCGGCGTGCTCTTTGCTTATCCGTTTTTCGCGGATAAGCTCGCCAGAACCTTTCAAAAAGATCCGCTAAGCCCATCTCCCCCATTTGGGGGTTAGGGGGTATATTATCTTTACTTTCTATATCTTTATTTAATTGCGTGCGATTTTCCAACGTTGGATTATCCACCGTTGGATAACTGCACAATGGTGAGTCCAATGTGCGATTTTCGCATGATGGTGAGTCGCTATCCGGGGGCGTCTCGTAGATGATGTAGTCGTTTCCTTCAAAGATGCCTGTCTCCGCCCTCGTTCTCTCCCTGCGTATGTATCCAGCAGCCTCCAGTTCCTGCACAGCCGTCCGGATCGCTGCAACGCCCTCTTTGTTAATTTTGGAGAGGCCTTCCAGCGTATAATCCCATTCGTCCGGTAGGGACAGCATGAGAGACAGCAGCCCTTTTGCTTTGAGAGAAAGCCGATCGTCCCTGAGATGATATTTGGACATCACCGTATAGTCCTTTTTTTTCTCCACGCGAAAAACGGCCATTTTGGTATGTCCTCCTTTGCAGTTTATAGTTTCTGTTTTGGTGTAAGCTTTTCAATGAGCCTTATCGCTTCTTGCAGGTGCTCAACCAAGAGATCCGTCGTTTTGAGCATATGGTCGAGATCCTCAACAAGGTCGGAAATGCGCTGCCTAAGCGGGGTGTCCTCCTGTTCTGCTTGTGGATCATGGGGCTGTGCACGCTGTCCCTGGCCGACGGATCTGGCCGGATTCTGGATATCAGCCGGCGGAGATACGCGTTCCGGCGGCTGAGGCGTAGGTTTCTGCAGACAGGCTGTTGTGTGCAGCACCGGTTTACGACCATTCGTGACATTCGGCCCGAGACCATGCCGCTTCCGCCACGCGGATATCGTGCCGTGGGTTACACCTAAGCAGTCTGCCATTGCATAATCGTGCATGCCTGAGTTATACAGTTCCAATGCCTTCGTGTCGTCGATCTTTTTTCCCAACATTATCACCTCCTCTTCCTTTGTCCGGTAGTACTTGCATCGCCTACCGGGCTGGAGGCCGCGGCATTCCGGGTCTGACGTGCGCACGAATGGAGCATTGTCTAAGGCCCAGTGGCAAAAGTATTCTGCGTCCCTGCGTACAGGATTGTTACGTTTGGGGCCGCGCCAATAGATGCACCCATCGCAGCTTTCCTTTTCTGCCATAGATAATGCTCCTTTCGTCATTGCTATTTATCCGTCCATCGCTCCGCGGCTGCCAGAACAGCCCGGCTGTATTCTGATTCATAAACGCCGCGCGCCCAAAACTGGGACGCCCCGGAAGGCCCCATATTGTAAGCCATGAGCGCCTTGTGTGTTCCATTTTTCGTATCGTCGCCAAAACGGGACAGCAGCTCGGCGAGATAATCGCAACCAACCCGAAAGTTCCCGTATGGATCTGACAAGTCGGACACGCCGAGCCTGTCCATTCTATCCCGGTGCCAGCGTACCTGTATTTGCATGTACCCGATGCTGCAACCGTCGTCACCGATTATGTTCCGAAAGTCCGTCTCCCGCTCGACAACGGCCAGGGCCAACTCGTATGGGATCCCGGATTCTTCCGCCGCGTTGTGCAACAGATCCTGAAGGTCGAAGCTCAGAGGAACGTCATCCCGGAAATAACCTTGGTCGAGGAGCGCTGCTTCAATCAGATCCGCTTCGTCTGGATCATCCTGCGGTTCTTCTCGGGACGCCTCAGACCGGTCCATTTCTATATATGGCCTGTCCGCCACCGAAGTGGATTCTATCACCGGCGCCATCTGCGACGGAGACAGCTTCTCGGGGCCTGTTATTGCGTCGACCGCTGATGGCGTCCCGAGAAGAACCGCGAGGGCAATCAGTCCATAGATACGATCCCGCCTCATTGCAAAGTACCCAATGGGATCAGGTACATGCCGGCGATTGCGAGATCGGCCGCAGCCACATCACGGAATGTCCCGTTCCATCGGCTGGCTGCAATGACGCAATCGCCCGTGATAAACCGGTCCCCTTTACCAATGCGCTTCAGAAGATATTGCCTGGGAAGCGTCTTCGCCGCGGTATCTCTTTTGTAATAGAGACACAGGCCTTTGGCGAGAAAAGTCTTCCTGATATCATTCCCGCTCATATCTCCCCCAAGAAGATCCGCTATCTCGGCCTCCGGACGCTCGCCGGGCAGACTCTTAAATCCAGCTGGCGCCCCGGCCCGGTATACGAGTATTTTCATCGGCTTTTCCTCCCTCAAAACAGCACAGAGCCATCCGTTGTCTGCGCCTTGTCACTCATATTCGATTGTGGTAATATTTGGTCGAAAGGAGTGGTATTCATGGAAACTGTTACTACCGGTGGGTTCAATTGGTCTTTGCTGGTTGCTGTTGCTGCGCTCGTTATTTCGGTTTTATCTCCGCTGTTAACTGCAATTATTAATGGTTTTTTCCAGTCTAAATTAAAGCGAACAGAGCTTAGGACAGAGCAACGCATGAAAGCGATTAGGAACTATCTACAACAAGCTGGCGAAAGAACATATGGCCAATCATTTGGGAAAACTGCGGAGTATTTAGCGGCCAAATCAGAAATATACTTGTTTGTCGATCCAAAGCTCTGGCCTGATATCGATGCATTTGATGCATGCGCAAACGGAAGTTCTGATGCGAATGAAATTTTAATCAGGATTGCAAAAAAGCTATCAAAATCATACTTTGATTAAACACCAAGTACCTTCACAATGTATGGGTCAAGGATTACGCACGGCTTGCCTGTCGTCTTCGTCACAGACTCGCATATTCTGGACTTGTCCTCGTTCATCAGATACGACTTGCACATTAGAATCAGCGCACCAGAATCTTTTGTCACTTCTGACAATTCTCCAAGTACAACGGTTGAGCCGTCATCTACTTCTGCAAAGATTCTCACGGTTCACACCTCCCTACCGACCATGGCTCCGCAAACCTCAAACGACCTTCATCCCAGGCTTATACCGAATACGCGGGATATCATATTTCCCGCTGCGGATCTGAAGCGGCTGCTCTTGGTTCTCGCGTATATACTCCTCCACCGCAGCCCGGGTGTAGCGGACGCATCCGCCGACTTTCGTCCTGCGGAGCTTCCTCGTCTCTGTCAGCCGGGAAACTGTGCGGGTGCTCACCTGCAGGATCTCAGCCACCTCATCTCGCGTCAAAAGCTTCTCCACAATTACTCCCTCCCATAATCCTTGGAATATCGAAGTGTCAGGGATGCGCGAACAATCTCATCCAATTCTCCGAGGATCTCGTTAAAAACCGGGCGCTCCACCAGATCGATCATGCCATCCTCGGATATTTTCAGAAGATCCTGCGTACGTTCGCGCGCCATGAACTCCTGCATCCGGCATATCAGCCGGACGACCGCTTGCGGCAGGCTCTCTTCCCTGATCTCCGGCAATATGGCTCGTGAGAGTTCAGCTGAGAGCCTCAGGTGCTGGTAAGCGAGAAACGGCGTTCCATAAATCTCAACCATCCGTGCGACAACATCGTCAGGCGGCAGGCGCACCCCGGTTTCGTAATCTCTTAGGCTGCCTACGGATACCAGCAACAGATCGGATGCCCGTTCCTGCGTGTAACCGGCGCTTTTTCTTGCTGTGGGATAGATAATCCAAGAATCTTTCTGCATGGATTTCTCGCTCCTCTCAGGATAGAATGTGATTATAAGATCAACCGGCAGCCGGTATAGGATTGCGATCGAAAAGGTCGTCAATCGTGCAGCCGAGCTCCTTGGCAATGATCGGGAGCTTATCCGCCCTGGGATACGCAGCTCCGCTCTCCCATTTGGCAATTGCCGCCTGTGTGACGCCCGTTACTTCTGCAAGCCGGGCCTGGCCGATCCCCTTCGCTTCGCGCAGTTCTTTGATTTTCACCGGATAACCTCCCTTCATAAATACCCTTGTCACATTTTGGGAAATGTGATAGTATAACTTTGATTCATAAAAATAAAGTAACAATAGAACTGACTGAGAATTAGTGATTTCCGTTATGGAATCGCGCGCCGAGCAAAACAGGCAGCTTCCTCGTGCATAGGGTTGTCATCCAGCGTTACTCAAATTGATTACGCGGGGGTAATAATTATGGAGATGGACGTTGCAGCGAAAGTCAGAAAACACGCAGGCGGAAAAGCGCTGCAGGACTATGAACGGGGCCTTTTTATGGAGCTATATCCGGCGGCGTTTACGGATGAATTTAACTGGCTGCGCGAAGGTGCTCTGGAGCGGCACGGTACTTACGCGCAGGAGCATGTAACGAAGACACCGGAAGAAATTTAGGAGCGCCTTGGCTCTAAGTGAGGCTCTGCTTTTCACCAGTGCGTGGCAGGTTTCGCCCGCTACGATAGAGCTGATCCAAGAGATAGCAAATGAAACTGCGGATGTACTTGCCGCTTTCGCGGACAAGATTGCCGCCGCAAATGATTAACCTATCTTATCGGGGATAATCAAAACGGCGTTATCCAGCGCTTCCCGCACCATCTCCAAAGCCACGTTGGCCTGTTCATAGGTCAGGTTCATCCCGGAAATTGCCGCGAGGATTTTTTCCGCTGCCGGGCGGGCAATTTCTTTCATCTCTGCGGGGATAGCATAGGAACGAATCACTCTTTTCACCTCCTTTGGTTATAATTAAATTTACAAAATGAGGAATTGCTATGGATTATTCTTGGGTTAAAAAGGTCATAGAAACCCGCGATGTTTCTGAAGTTGAATCGCTTGTGGACACCGGGCGCTGGGAGATTATTGGCGTTGCTGAAGGTCAGGACGAGGGAAAGCAACCTGTTATGCTCTACTCGCTTGGATGGCATGGGCCAAAAGATGAGGATAACACCCCGCAGTGGTGATGCCGTCAGTCGTTCACGCGGCCCAGCGAGAACAGATAGCGGCCTTCATACCCGGGTCTGCCGTCCGGCGCCGCGGCAATTGCTATCCAGTCTCCGCTGTTCAGCTTTTCGGCGACCTCTGCAAGGTTATAGGTTTCAACGACCTGCTTTATGAACTGCAACGCCGGATTCATTGGTATGATCTTCAGCGGCACTTTAAAAGTCATCGTTTTACTTTTCATTCGGCTTGCCTCCCTTCGTCTGACTTGTGGTTATACAATAATCCAAGTTTTGTGGACTGTCAATGTATTAATCTACAATTCTTTACTTTTCGTCATATTGCTTAACTTTTCTGTGTCATTTTGGGCGTAATGTCAGCTTTGGAAGGAGCACTCATATGGGGACTGCAGATAGAATATTTAAGTTGCTCGATGAGTCTGGAATCGAGCAACAGGAGTTCGCTGCAGCAATTGGCGCAAATCCGAAAATTGTAAGTATGTGGCGCGGTGGAAAACTGCACTCATACAGAAAATACCTTCCTCAGATTGCCGACTTTCTCGGTACCACTGTGGATTACTTGCTGACCGGACAAAAAGAGAAACCCGCCATCGTTTACGATGACGGGTCTTCAGATGATGAAACTTTAAAAATTTACGAGATGCTTGTCGCCGGGCTGACCGATGCGGGGCTGATCCGGCCGGGGGAGGATATCACTGAGAAGCAGGCCGAGGCCCTGATCGGGATTGTCAACATCCTCGACGCGATGTTTAATGACTGAAAGCAACTCCTTCAACGTCCGCGCTGGGTTACGCGTCTTCGCGATAGCAGAGGCTGCCTTCATAAGATTGGGCCGGATATGCTCCGGCAGGGCAGGCTCCTTTCCGCACATGTTTCCTCCTAACTATATAACTTCGTTTGATTCCTCAAAAAACAAGTCTTCAACAGCACATCCCAGCGCCCTTGCAATCCTGATCGCAATGTCGACGCTGGGAATATGTACACCACGCTCTATTTCACTGAGCGTTGATCTTCCGATTCTTACGGATTCCGCCAGGTCGTTTTGCGTTATACCTAAATCACGCCGCTTTTTTTTAACATTGTTCGGCATTATTAATAATCCCCTAAGAATTTACATCTGTCAACAGTTTATGGAAGAATGTCGGTATGTCGACATCTATAGGCCACAGAACTCTATTTTAAGGGATCGTTCTATTAAGCTCAAGAAATACAAAAATCAGCAAAATAAGGGAGGAATGCTTATGCGAAAGACTTTCTGTATCATGGCCTCTTCGATTTTTCTCCTTCTTCTGGTCAGCTGCAGCAGCTCGGGATCTAAGACATCTGATTTAGGCATCTCGTCACCTGAGTCTTCCGAACCTGCAAAAACTGCGGAATTCAAAGACTCTTCTGAAAATGAAAAGCAAGATAGTGCGAAAAAAGACGATGATCTTTCAGCCTCCCTTGCTGATTTTATGTTCAACAATTTCGGCGGCGCAGGGAACCCGGAATTTGCAACAAGTTGGTATGCAAACATAAAGGATCTTAGCGTTTATAGTAGCGGCTCAGCATACTATGCCGTTGCAGTAGTCGACACAACTGACGATACGAAGGTAAGCAGAATCGGGAATTCTATAATTGTTAATTTTGATGACGTCAGCCTTTCTTATATTATGGTTGTCGACGATTTGGGAACAGTGCTTTTTGAGAAAAATGCATAACAAATACATGTATCAAAAAAATCAAACGACTGAGCAGGGCGCAAGGACCATAGATGGCTGAGTAACGCTTTGCAAGATAAAAGGAGACCGATATGGCAAGGCAGGCTTTCCAGTGCTCCTATGATCCCAAGACGAAGCTGTACAGAAAACAACTAAAAAACAGCGCGGGGAAATACTACTCTATTTACGACAGGGACAAGGGAGAGCTGCTGAAAAAGTATGAGGCGGCAAAGGCCAGCATTGCCCAGGGGTTCGAAGTACTTCGCAACCCAACCGTAGCTGAGTATGCCGCTCATTGGTATCACCTGAATACCCCCGGGCTATCCGCCAGCAGATGTGCCGATTACCGAAACGCTATCAACAACCACATATGTCCCGTTATAGGTGATATTAAAATACGAGAGGTCACTCCGGACCAAGTAAAGCAGGTTATGGTAGGGATGGCCAAGCTATCCGCATCGGCACAGCAGAAGGTGGTTACCACTCTGAAACGGATCTTCCAGGCAGCCGAGGATAATAACCTGGTCCATCGCTCGCCCTGCCGATCGCTGAAGCCGGGCGGGTATAAGTCAAAGGAGAAGGAGCCGCTCACTGACGAACAGGCCGCCGCACTGATCAGCGCGGTCGAAGGGACGGCCGCATACCTATTCGTTATGATCGGCCTATATGCCGGGCTTCGTCGGGAAGAAATCCTCGGGCTTAAATGGGACTGTGTTAATCTTGAAGGCACACCGTTTATTGAGGTGAAGCGAGCCGTCCACTTTGAAAGAGGAAGGCCAGTCCTGGATGAGACACTAAAAAGCAAAGCCGCCAGGCGAACGATCCCAATACCAACGGTCTTGGCTGATGCGCTGAAGGCAGAAAAAGAGAAATCCTCCAGCGAGCTCGTTATACCGAACGCGACGGGAGGAGTCAGAAGCCGTCAGTCGTTCCGACGGCTATGGGAAATCGTAGAGAACCGGACGGCTGGAACTGCCAGAAGATACGACAGAAAGCAGAAAAAGTCTGTGACGGTGGAGAAGAAGCTCGGAGAAAAATGCCCGAACCATAAGCACAGCTATACGCTTGACTTCAGCTGCACTCCGCATCTGCTCAGGCACACCTATATAACGAATCTTTGTCGGTCCGGTATGAATATCAAGAAAATACAGTACTTGGCCGGACACGCAACAATTCAGATGACCATGAACATTTATGCCCACGTAGTCGGCAACCAGCCGGAAGAAATGATTGGAGACATAAACGCTGCTTTTCAGAATAAAGCTAATAATAAAGATAATACACCTCCAGAAACGCCCCCATCCATTCTGCCACAGTCGTTTTAG